CCTGTTGTGTTTTGGAGAAGAACCATCTACCACCAGTCGCACCAACAGTAGAGATAACATTACCAGATACAGGAGATCCACCACCACTGACACCACCACCAGCACCAACTAATTTTCTAGCTTTATAATCAGGAATATTAAATTTAATACCTGAAGATTGTCCAAAATCTTCTGGATCATAAGATCCTCCAAGTCCACCATACTTATCCTTAATAACTTCATATAAAAGTGGATAATCCTGTGCATCATATTCAGATCCATCACAATATAACCAACCCTCATATTGCATAGCTGGATCGGTAGATGTTGTAGAGGATGTACTAACAATTTCAACTCTTGCTGTTCCACTACTACCTGGTTGTGAAATATAAACTACATCACCATTTTGGTAACCATAACCAGAATTTTTCTTGGTAACAAAATTAACACTACCATCTAAATTTGCTGCAATACCAACAGTCAATCCAAATCCTGTGCTTGATGCTACGCTAACTATTCCATTGTCACCAACACTAGTAATATTGTAATATTTACCTGCAGCAATATCTCCATTACTTCTAGCAAATTTAATAGTATTTGAATCAACAACATCAACTAAAAATGAAAATCCTTTATCAAGCTGAACACCACCAATACCACCAGATGATGTTGTTATTGATGCAGCAGCAGCAGTTCCACCACCACCAATTAATGTGACTTGAGGAAATTGATATCCCACACCACCATTAACAACAGTAATTCCAGTTACTTGTCCTGAACTAACATCAATTTCTGCATTGAATGTACCAGCAGAGACAGGACCACTTCCAGTATCAGTTACTTGTACAAGTGGCGGTGCTGTGTAATTATTACCACCATTAGTAATAGTAAAAGATTGAATAGATGATCCTAATTTACATTGATTTGGAGCTTGAGTTGTTGTTGTAACTGTTAACTTATCACCTTCAACAAAAGGATGATTACTAATATTAACGTTATCTGTCCCTTCTTGAAATGCTGTTGCTGGAATGTCATATTCTATTGGAGTTGTAGGGTATCCAGAAATTATTCCTAAGTCAGTTACATATCCACTACCACCACCAGCACCAGCGACAATTGAACCTAAATTTATTACAACACCATTATCTGTAACTTTATCGTCCGTTGCTTTAAAAATAGGTACAATAGAACCAATTGGCATTGTAGAGTTGCCAAAGGTTGATTTGTCTGTGAGAAAATTAGAACGTATGTTTCTTGACATTTTAGGTCTTAATTAAGTAATCTACCATAACAAAAGGAGAGATTAGATTATCAATCTTTGTGTCAGTCTCTGGCTGAATAGAAATAGAAGCACTCATTCCATCAACAGAAATAAATGTTTCTGGTACATCTAACTTATAGTTAGTAAGTCCAGTTGTATAAGTTATAGTATGTGTGTGTTGTGTGGGATCGGACTCATAATCAAAAGGAGTTGTAGTTTCAACAATGTTTGAAACTTGAGGATATGCAACATTGACATTACTACTAACTTGAGTGTCACATGGTAAAACATTATGTAATGATTGATTATGAGAATACGCTGCAGCGTCAGCTGCATCACCAAAAGTCGTAGTTGCTACTCTAAAACTAATTCCTCCAGCACCACTGGTAGGTGCACCACTAATATTATACCCTTGAACATCAGGGAAAGTTAGAACATCACCTGCTTGATAATTCTGACCAGCATCAACAAAAGAAATAATTTTATATCTTGTATTAGTTGGAGCACCAGCATCACCTGGCCATGCTTCAAATCTTACTAATGCTTTAAAATTAGATCCATTACCACCAACTAAGTTAACTTCTTGTTGACCAAAGTCACTTAAAGTACTCCATACACCAGAACCATAAGATGTATACACCCACTGTCCAATACCTTTACTGTAATATGCTGGTGTTACATCAAGACTTTCATATAATTCAAATGATTGTACAACACCGCCAGGACCAGCTGCAGTAGTAGGAATATCATCACTACCAACTCCACTAGCACCTTGAACATAGTTTGCAGGTAGTGTCTCATCAGTTGGTGGACAAGTAAATGGAAGTGTGACTGTAGCAAATCCAATACTGAAAGTTTGGAAGCAATCACCCTCTGGAGTAGTATCAACAAAAACTGATTTTCCAGTAGGAATCAAACAACTGGTAATAAATCCACCACAAGTTCCTTTACAAATACCATAATATTCAAAACTCGCTGAAAGAAAACCACCACCAGGAATATAAGTACCAGTATTCCATTTTTCAGACTGTGCATAATGTTTACATGCAGGTTGTCTACCATCACCAGAATCTGTAGCATCAAACCAATTCTCAACACCAATTGTAGATGCGTTTGTAAAATAATTTAATTCAAATACTTCACTACCAGTACGTCTAATAGTTCTAGATCTAAATGTTGTACTATAGTGCATGTGTGGTAAGAAAGCATTTGCAGGTACAACTTCTTCATCTGGTCTTCTAGGTCTAGTAAAACCAACATTACCTGTAAGATTAACAGTTCTAGCAGGAACTCTAAATTGTCCTATCATGTCAACAGTTGCAACGCTTCCTACGTTAGATGAAACAGTAACACCAACACCAGATCTCTCAACAACTTGTCCTGAAGCATTGGTTACTGTATTATCATTAACAACACCTTGATCAGATGCAGAACTAGCTCTAATAAATTTAGATCTTAAATCTGGTAACTGGAATTGTGTTTCTGATAAAGTTGCTCCTTCTTGTTTGAATGAACATGCATCACCCGTTCCAAGAATTTCCGCTAATGCTGGATATACTGATGAGCTAAGAATTGAACCATCACATCTTAGATAACCAGCAGGAAGTAATTCTGCACTATTTCCAACGTTAGGATCGTTTACCTCTAACTCCTGAGGAAAAGCAACAAGCGTTCCTGTAGTTGTTCCTATTTTTGTTCTTTCTTGATTTAAAAAGACTGGCATTTTAGTAGGCTCTGATAATCATTATCACTGTTTGTGATGGTGTTTGATTGTCCATAAGAATATTTAACGCATCAGGGATGTCAGAAACGTTAACAGTATAAGATTGTACATTGTTTACAGCAATATTTGGTGGGATTCTAAGACCACCCATATTCATAGAAACATCAAAACTGAAGTGGTTGTGTGATGCCACTGTTTGATCTGTAAAATCTTGACCAAGATGACTAAGGTTAGTAGGATATGTTTGAGAAACGTTTCCGTTGTAATAGTTTGGTTTACCAAAAATAGTAGTTGGTGGTGGAAATACACCAGTAACCTGTCTCAAAGAATGGTCGTAAGCACCAGAAGCTGCAACGTTGTAAGTATCAGAAAATCCTGCTGTGTATGCAGCATGAGCAGGAATAGCTCTTGTTGCATTTGCTTCTGGAATTCTATCTTGTGTAAATGTTTTACTTTCATTTGTCAAGACTAGAGAATTTTCATCATAGTATGTCATTGAACCATATCCACTCCCCCAAGTATCTGCAGTATCAGTGTTTTGAATACCATTTAAGTTTGCAGATTCATAATTACTACCACCATTTAATCCTGCTATTGGTGCTTCAAATACTTGAACATACTTACCGCTAGGAAAAGCTGTTGTATATTGTCCTGCATGTTTATGACCTGGTGTGTGATCAATACCTAATTTTCTTCCAATAGTATAATATGTCTTAGACCATGTAGGATCATTTAATGTAATATTTTGAATTTTTCCTGCCATTGTGTCAATTGGATCTAATTGAAATTTTAGATCAGTGTCAGCACTGTAGATAGTTGGAGGAGTAACACCCGTACCATCATCAGAAATTAAACTTCCAATCACATTTTCAGCATCTGGTTGACTGAATTGATATTTCTCTTCCTGTAAATATGATAACTCAATGTCAACCATTGATCTACCATTCATATTAGGCACTCTGAAAACATCTCCTTCATCATAATCAGGAAAGTTTCCAACGATTGATGTGTCAGTAGGACCATATGTATTTCCGAGAATAGATGCTAACAAAGGAAAATCATTAGCCTCAAAAGTTCTACCATCACAAACAATCCATCCTGTTGGTATGTTGTTAGGAAGATTACCACTACTAGATTGTCCACCCCAAGGCATGATAGTGCCTACTGGAGCAGACTTCATAGTTTTTAGTCTGTTATAGAATGCCATTATAGTTCAGTTAACCACCAACCTTGATAGACAGCAGGGATAAAGTTATCTCCATCTGTTTGTCCAACGTAAATGAGTCCGAAGGATGCATTTCTATTTTGAACAACCAGTTCACCAGATCCATATGGTGTGGATAAACCACCCAACTTGGTTCCTGAAGTATCTCCCTGAAGTGCTACTGGTTCACCTCCAACGATTGGAGCACGAATTACAAGTGAATTATTGTAAG